AACTACTAACAATAAATAATTCATTTCCTTTTTTACCACCAAAACCAAAAGCTGGTATGCGTTTAGGTTGGTCACTTGGCTTCATTTTAGCCCAATCTGGGTGATAATACCACGCTTCTACTTCGCCATCTTCGTTGCATTTTTCAGCCCTTAAAGTTTGCATTGGGAAGTGTGTTACTTTTTTAACAAGTCCTTTATCGTAGGTAACTTGTAAAGCAGCCATTCCAAGCATTTTTCTGTCCATTACGGCAGCCTTTAAACAGTCCTTAGAAATCAAAGAACGCATTTGTGCATATTGGTCTGGCTTGCGGTTAGAATCAGTAGCATCTAAACCTTTTCCGTAAATCATTTTAGACATACCATTTATAATAGCATTGTTTGTTGTGCTACCTTGATACCTGTCTATTAAATACTGAAAGTAATTATTGTCTTGACCGTACTGAACCCAATCCTTATTTTTAACCTCAACAATTTCTGGTGAAGTGTACTTACTTAAATTTACTATGTGAATATTATCCATTATAATATAATATATTCGTTGTCTGTAACATTGCTTGTGTAAACGTCTTTGTTAATTGAATAATCTAACACGTTTTGACTTGTGCAAAATACCTTGTCTTTGTAAACAATATCGTTTACATTATATACTGTTAAATTGTAAAACCTACCTTCAAATAAACTAAATGTAATGTCGGCAGTTAAATAGTATTTATCTTGTGTGAAAGTAGCATTTATTTCTACTTCTGTATTTGTGCTTTCGTCTACCAAAACAACCTTAGACGCATTATATTCACGTGGTATGAATTTAAGCGTTTGGGCAGTCTCTATTGGTCTTAAAACAATCATTTTGTCCGTTTAATATAAAAACAAAAAAAAGGGCAAGTTGTTAAAACTTACCCCTTCTTTCAATTAAAACCTAATCTAATTATGTAGTTCACTTACGTACCACTAACAACAGTTGTGTTTGTAGTATCACCAATAATAGTTGCATCAATAAAACTTGCAGGTTCTTTTTCAGTTCCTGTGAAAGTAATATTGTAACCGTTTAAGTCTCCCATTGCAGCACCACTTGCTGTGTTTACTGTAACCTCTGCTCCGTTTTCAAAACCAGCCATTCTGAAGTTTCCATTGTAGTCTTCAACAACTACTAAAGGACGCCCGTAAGCTAATAATTTTAATTGCGATTGTGTTGCAAGGTCTTGTTTTTTAAGAACCAATGTTCCTGTTTGTGTCCAAAAAGAAGTTCCGTTGTCTCTTGAATTTTCGTTAGTTTCATCAAAAGAATTGTTTGCACCTTTAAGGTCAAATTTGTATAGTGTAATTGCAGAACCAAATCCTGTAATTTCACCACTTACTATTGTTGCGTCTGTATAGATGTCGGCATCGTAATTGACAAAGTAAACGGCTTTTAAACCACCTACTGAATCCTTACAAGGCTCTAACCTACCAGCTGAAATATCACAAGCCATATTTTTATTTTTTAAGGGTTATAAAAAAAGGGCAGGTAGGCTTTAACGGCTCACCCACCCTTTGAATTTAGTTAGTTAGAATTATGCTGGTGTGTAAAGAACGATGTCTGAACCGATACCGTACTGTACTCCTGCAGTAAATCTCATTACCACACGAACATTTTTGTCACCTAAAGTTTCTGCGGTGTCAATTACACGTACTTCTGAATGGTCAGAAAGTAATCCTGTTCCAAAATATAGGTTAGATTTTTCAGCAGCTACAATGTAGTTGTCAGCTAATCCGTTGGCAACAAAGATAGCAACACCGTCAAAAGAAAGTGAACCGTTGTTGAACCATTGAGTACCCATAGCGTTTGTACCGTTAGCACCTAAACCAGAAGCAGCAAATCCACCTAATGCTCTTACGTATGCTCTTGCTACGTTTTGAGAAACATAAATATTTAAGTCTTCTTTTCCATAAACCGCAGATGGAATAGCATCAACAACTTTTCCAAGTTCAGCAATTACGTTTGCCGCAGTAACAGTTGTACCAACAACATCAACAACAGTTGCGTCAGCAGTCATTAAAGTAACAAGACCATCAAATTCGCCATCGTTAGCGTCTGCACCTGTCCAGATGTTTTGCTCTGTTTTTTGTGCAGTCTTAGCAGCAACGTGTGCAATTAAGAAATCAGCAAAAGAAGGAGGCAAATTGTCAAATGCAGAATACCCCATTTGAATTGCTTCCCAATCATCTTCAAAATCTGACTTACACAAAGTCAAATTAACTTGTAGTTCCTTTGGTTGAAGAATTCTTTCTGTTAAAGTAATTGTAGAAGTTGGGTCAAAATCACAAGAAGCATCTTTTAATAATGCGTCAGTAGAAACTTTCTTAATTACTTGTTTAAACTTTACGTTTGGTTTTACTTCAATTCCACCATTCTCAATAGTAGAAGCTGAAAGTAGGGCTGCGGATATGTATTTGCCGCTGAATTCCCCAGAATAACTTGTTGTTACGTTTGTAGTAGTCGCCATTTTAAATTATTTTATTGATTAAATAGTTTAGAGAAAACTAAGTCTCTTGTTGTTTTTGGTGCTTTTTGTGCAAATAAGTTTGTTTGCTTTTTTTCAACCGCACCTTCTGGGTTGTGTTTTAATGGTTGGGATTCTTCAGCAGAAAGTTCAACTTCTTTAACTTCAGCAGACAATTCAACTTCTTCTTTAACCTCAACATTAGCAGCTTTTAATTCTGCAATTTCATTTCTTAGTTTCTCAATTTCACTAAAGAACATTTCCTTTGTGATTGATTCAACTACTTTCTTTGGCGTAGATGTTTCAGCTTCAGCTTCTACTTCAACCTCTGCTTCTGGAGCAGCTTCTTCAGCAGGTGCTTCAGCGTCTTTAATTTCGCCAATAATACCGTCTTCTGTAATGATTAAAACTTTACCGTCTTCCAACATATACTCACCCATTGGAACTGCGATGCGGTCTTCTTCATTAACAATAAAGATTTCAGCACCAGCTTCAAAGGCTTCTGCCTCTAAAATAGTACCGTTTTCAAGTTTCATTTGCTCTAACTTTATTTCAAGTCCAAGCAAAGTCTTGATTTTGTTAATTTGCGTTTTTGCACTCATAAGGGTTATTTATTATTAAAACAATTAATATTAATTTTTGTTATATTTTTGAACAGTATTTTAACCTCTTTGGTTTGATTTTGTTCTTGTTCCATCTATACTTGTAACAGTAGAACTACCACCTTGTATAGTACTACCGATTCCTTGATTTTGCAAATCACCATTGCAACATTCTTTTGAATAAGTTCCGTTGTCGCATAAGCAACCCCTGTTTCCGCCCTTTGGACTTGTTTTACTTTTTGTTTTTTTAGCCATAAATATTTGTTTTAAAAAATTAAGCATAAGATTGCGTTTTTTGTATAAAGTATATTATATCCCAAACTTTAGCAGTTCCACCTGTAGGTGTAACATTTATCAAAGAACCATTGTCTACAAAGTTTTGGTCTGCATAGTATTGAAAAACTTGGTGAAATTCGTGTTCTATATCATTGCCTTTTGGAAAAGCTATATCTACTCCAACCCTTTCGTATGGTGTGCCGTTTTGTGCATCAAGTTGTAATCTTAAATATGTTTGATTTGCATTTGCAGCAGAACATTTAAAAGCAATGGTCAAAATATAAACATCGTTTAAATTGTCAGCGGTTATTCTTGTACCGTTATAGTAGTCTATACCTGTATAACTTCTATAAATATTAGCGGCATTATTAGGTAAAGCTATTTCAGTATCTTGTGCTAAACTTAATTTATTGGCAGCGGTATATAATCCGTCATCGTATCTTGCCCAACCTAAACCTGTTCCTGCACCAGATTGTGGATATAATTTTACCCAATTACCATTGTAAACAGTCCAAACACCAGATTCGGTTGTTACATAAGCACCGTCTTCTATGTTGTACGTTAAACGCTCTGCATCTGTTGTTGTGCCAGCGTGTACCTTGTAACTTGTATTTTTAACCATTTAAAACTTCTGTTATTTTATTAATAAGTTCTTCGGCTTCTTTGTCTTCTGCGCTTAATTCGTCCTTAAGACCTTTGTCTTGTGGCATTTCTAACTTGTCTGCAAAGTAGCCTTCTATGCTAAAGCCTTTTACTTTGCCTGTCTTTACATAGTCGTTCCATATCTCATCGTTGTCTACTTTCATACTAACCATCCAAGTACCTAAAGGCATATTTAAACCATACTTTCTTGACTTGTCGTGTACTTCATCTTCAATTAACCAGCTTTCAACAACGGTTAAACCTGTAATTTTTTCTTGGTGTTCTAAAGTAGCTTCACCTTGACGCCCTTTTTTAAGATACAATTGACTTGCTTTTAATACGGTGTCTTTAGAAAAGAATATATAAAACTCGTGTTCACCATTGCGTCTGTAAATTGGCTTATTAGGTATTAAAGCAGCACCCATAAGAATACGTCTTTCTTTATCTACTTCAGCAAGTTTAATTTCTTCAGACTTTAATGCAACAAAATCTTCTTCTATTGCAGGGTTTTCAACTACTGAAATGGCTTCTATGCCATTCATTTCATCGTTTTCGTCTAATATTAGTTCAATTATATTCATTCGTGTTTTATTTAAAAACAATTATTTGTTTATTTTGTTTAAAGTTGCATAGCAACTAATTAAATTGAAGCGCTTGAAACAATGTTGCGTTCCATACTTTGTGCGCTTGTAACATCACTTGAAACCACATAAGCCTTTACAGGTTGTTTTTCTTGGCTACCTATTGATTCAGCTAATTGGTTTGTTCCGCCTTGTCCTACAATGTTAAAACTTGGGGCTGCTAAAGTAGGTGCTGCCGCAGAAGAAACACCACCACCGCCACCACGACCACCAGAAATTGAAGGCAGTTTTTGTGACTTAATAGAACCAACCGCTTTTAAACCACTTGCCAAAATAGTTCCAGCACTTGCAATTTTTTGTATTGTTCCAAATGGTTCTGGCAAAGTACTTGGACTGCTAAACACTTCAGTCATACCTTGATAGGTGTTTATAGTAGCTTGTGCTATTGCAGCTGCTTTTCCAGCTTTACTGTTTTCACCTAATATGCCAGCTATTGCTCCAAATGTTTGACCAATTATTGCTATTTTTTGTTTTTGTAGTATTTCTTCAGCTATCCTTTCTGCTTCCCTGTCTTTATCTTTTTGTGATTTAATTTTAGCATCAAAAGAAGCTATTATATTTGCCCTTTCTTCTTCAGTAGCTTTTAAGAAATCTAACTTTTCTAAAGTCCTTTGCTTTTCAAGTTCTATTTTTTGTAATTCAGTTTCAGCTGCAGCTTCTTCATCCTTTTTTCTTGTTTCGTCTTCAATAGCTTTAATGTCTGCTTTTCTTTTAGCTTCTTCATCGTCTCTTGCTTTGTCTTCTGCTGCTGCTTTATCTCTTATTGCTTTTTGTTCGGAAGCTGCCTCCCTTGTCGCCGTTGTTATTTCAGCGGTAAGTGCTTTTTGTTTTTGTAGCCTTGCGGTTTCTAAGTCAATTAACCTTGCTTGTAATTGCGCTTGTTCGTCAAGGTCTTCTTTTGTGCTTTTAGATAAAGCATTTTCTGCTTTTTTAGCTTCAAATCTTAAACGTGCAGCCTCAATTTCTTTAACTGTAATTTCTTCATTTATCCTTCCAGCCTCTTGTAAAGCAGCAATTCTTTCTTTTACACTTACATTTTCTTTGTCTGCCGCTTGTTCTCTAAGTTCAGCTATTTTTCTGTTAGCCTCTGCTCTTTCGGTTAATAAAGCACGTTCTTGTTTGTCTGCCTTTGCTCTTTGGTCTGCTATCTGCGCAGCAATCTTGGCTTCGTTTACATTCTCTGCAATAAACTCTTTTGTTTTGTCTATTGCACCTTGTATTTTACCACTTAAATCTTCAACGCCTAAAGCAACTTTTGCAACTGCGTTACCAGCCACTTTACCTGCTTCGCTAAATTCACCTTTAAATAAAAGATTAATAGCTTTACCAAGTTGTGGTATTAATTCAGTTAAACCCTCAAACCTATTTGATATATTTTGTTTGATTAAATTACCAAAGTCTTTTAGGGCTTGTTTAGGATTTTCAAATACCCATATTATTTTTTCTCCTAAGTCTGCTAACAAGTCCACAAGGTTGCCTGTAATAGCGCCTATAACACCCATTATTTTAGCAAACTTATTTTGCCCTTCTTCTGAACTTGTAAATGCTTTACCTACTGCCGTAATAGCTAAAACCAATGCACCTATTCCCGTTGCTGCAACCGCTAACCTAAGAACACCAAACTGTTTTATTGCACCTGTAACAGTTCCTTTAAGTGCTTTAAAGCCGCTTATTGCCCCACCTGTTGCCCTGTCCGCTGCATTACCTATTGCGCCTACTTCCTTAGAAGCCTCCTTAGAAGTTGTGCTAACATCTTTAACACCTGTTTGTAATTCCTTTAGCTTGGCTTTACCCTCTTTAGTCCTTACGTCTATTTCAATGACTTCTTTAACCATTCTTTATTCTTTTAATTTGTTTAATTCCGTCTTTTACCGATTCGGCTAATTTGTATTTTCCTTTTGCAATTTCTATGGTTTCATCTTGCCCATAAAAGTCGTCTAAGTTTAGTAATTTTATTAGTATCATTAGCTTATAAGTTCTGCGTCAATAATCAATCCTTCGCTTGGCACATTATTGTTGTTTGTAGCTACCGAATCAGTTAGTTTATTTATTAATTGTATTGTAGATATCCCTGTCATTAATTCGGTGTCTATGGAATTTATTATATATTGTTTAGAATTAACTACAATTACATCGTTCAGTTTGTATTTTAAAATAAACTTGTTAGGCAGCTTAGCCTTAAACGTAAACATTCTGCCCTTTGGATTAAAAACCCTTTGAATATATTGTTTGTAATAAATATCGTATAAAGAATTTGTGTTTGTAGTTAAAACGTATTCATCAACTTCAGTACCAAAATTCAAAGTGTATTCAACAGAAGTTGGATAGTTAGAATCTTGATTGCTTACATTGCTTGGTCTGTTATATGTGTTTATTTGACTATGACCTCCACTTGTCCAACTAATTGGGCTTGTAGAACTATCGGTTTTAACATTAAAAAATATAAGTGGTTTATTTAAAGCAGGGCTGGCATTTAAAATGTCTTCAGCTGAATCACCTTTGTATTCTGTAAACCAACCATAACCAATAGACGTTAATTGTTTTGTTTCTGAACCTGCATCTGTTAGCCTTTCGTAAACCATTTTTTCAAAGTCCACTTTTAAACTGTATTCTGTGCCGTCATACTTTTCGCCACCGTCATAAATTAAGTTTCCAAACTGTGATTTGTTACCAAATATTTGATTGGTCTTTTGTGCTATAAAAGTTTTAGATTCTGGAAACTCTAAGTTTATTTTATTGTAAGGCAACGCCCTGTCAATTGTGGAACTTTCACTAAAGACGTAATTGGTTAAATCGTGAACCACATATTCAGAATAAAAAGTGTCTAAGTTGTCAATATAAATACTACCGTCATCTTGCACATAAGAAGTCAAGTTAAACATCTTAAATAGGTTTGTCATAAAGTCC